ATCGGATAGTGCAGACCTTAAACAGTAATTTAATTTTCTTACAGATTCTGATGTATGAGTTTCTGCGTAATCATTTATTAATTCTTGATAGTTCATTCTAGTAATTTTATCAAGAGGCATATTACCGAATTTTTTCTCAAAGATATTTTTAGCATTATAATAAGTTTGTAAAGATTTATCTGTTAAATAGGGGGCTTTGTGTATTTCAATCCAGTTTTCGAAAAAATCTACAAATGGCATATCTGAAGTTAAATTGCTGCCATTATATATTTTATTATACGTTTCTTTCATTGCTTGGGTAGCTTCTTTTTTTGTTTTAAAGCCACTTTTTCTATGACGTTTCCCATTTAATCTAAAATCGTATTGCCACTTATTACCACGTTTAGTTACGTTCATTTTGTTTCCTCCTCAAAAAAGGTAAAAAATAATAAGGGTACGTGATGTACCCGGTATTATTTAATTATTTATATCGTGTTGGTTCTAGTCCCATTTCTCGTAAAATTGCATCACTATTTTGTTGTGCTCTTTGCGCCTCTTCAGGTGTATAATAATGCTTATATTCTCTTTCATAAATAGGGTCTGTTTCTCCTGGTATATAATGTTCGTTAATAGTATTATTTGTGGTAACATGTGTTTGGCCATTATACGTTTCAACTACTGTATTAGGATCATTGTAATTAATATTCGATTGGCCTTGAGTGTTAGAATTTGTTTTGCTTTCTGACCCGCCATTGTTTGTATTCGTATTTGATAATTGGTTCTCTTCAACCGTATTAGATGACTGTTTTTCCTCAGTTGACTTTTCTTCTTTATTTTCTTTTTTATTCTCAACAGTCGATTTGCTAGGCTTTTTCTCGCTAGCTTTTTCAGTTTCATCTTGATTACCACACGCACCTAATACTAATAAACTTGCGAATAATACAAATAATATTTTCTTCATAATTTTAATCCCCTTAATTTAATTGTTTTATATTCAAAAACTCTTAGTGGTTCGAATTCGATTAGATGATTACCAACAAGAGTATTTAAACCATATTTACGTTTATAATGTTCAATACAATCTAGTACATGACCTTCTGAAATCTCAAAAAAATTAGCAAGCTCATACAAATTGTGTACACCTTGCTTAAACGCTTCGACTATACCTGATAGGGGCATAGATGTTTCGTATGAATAGCGTCTTGCGTAATTTTCGAATTTTCGGTTGTTGAACTGTGACTGATCCAAGATGTTACCGTATGTAAGTTTGTGATGCGCTAGTTCTTCATGTAAGATTTCATGTTTTCTTCTTTCAGGTAAATCTTTATCAATAAATATAACAAAATCAGTGCAAACACCGTCGTACCCCTTTGGTAGTTTTACATTATCTTTAATTTTAATATGTTGATTCTCTATTAGTAGTTGTTCATACTTAGACAAATGTATCTTCCCCTTTATTTATCTTCGTTTTTAAACCTTTCGACTAGAGACATGATGTAGTCGATATCCTCTTGTTTTAACTCGCCTTCTAAGTGAGCAGCTAAAGTTTGAGGTTTTTCTTCTACATTATCTTTTGGAAAGAAATCATCAACGCTGCATTTTAATATGTGTGTTAATTCAAAAAGCGTATCTTGATTAGCTTTTCTTAAACCTTTTTCATATCTGCTTACAGCTTGGCGACTAACATTCAATTTATCAGCTAAACCTTGTTGTGTTAAACCTCGTTTTTCTCTATGTACTTTAATCTGATTTCCGATATAAATTGCTAGTTCTTCTTGATTCATTTCTTTTTCCTCCATCGATTTGTTAAATTAATTATACATTATATGTCACCAAAATGGTAGCTTTTTTTATCAAAAAAACAAAAAAATATACAAATGTCTATTTACATGTCACCGAAATGGTGCTATAGTTGTATTTGCAAGGAGGTGCTACACAAATGCAACATAAACTTTATGGTTTAAGAAAAGGTAGATATACCCAAGATGAAATGGCTAAAATTTTAAGTATTAGCCGTAATTCGTATATCAATAAAGAGCAAAGTAAAACTGCTTTTACATCTGATGAAATGTTTATTATTTCGAAATTGTTCGGAAAAACTATGGAAGAAATTTTTTTGCCTAGATGTCACCAAAATGGTAACAACGCGCACCAAAAAACTTAAGGAGGACGAACAATGCAAGAATTACAAGTATTTCAAAATTCACAATTCGGAAATTTAGAAATTTTAATTATCGAAGGTAAAGAATGGTTCCCAGCAATTAAAGTTGCTGAATTATTAGGTTACACAAATCCTAGAAAAGCTATCAGAGACCACGCTAAAGAAAAGGGGGTAACGATTCGTTCCGTCCTTTCAAATGGTGGAAATCAAAACAAAAAGTTCATAGATGAAGGTAATTTATACAGATTAATTTCACGCTCAAAATTACCTCAAGCAGAACAATTTGAAGAATGGGTGTTTGATGAAGTTTTACCCGCTATTCGTAAACACGGAATTTATGCAACCGACAATGTAATTGAACAAACATTAAATAACCCTGATTATCTCATTACTGTGTTGACAGAGTATAAGAAAGAAAAAGAACAAAATTTACTTTTAAAACAAGAAATCGGAGAGCTAAAACCTAAAGCAGACTATGTTGACGAAATACTAAAGTCAACTGGAACTTTGGCGACAACGCAAATTGCAGCAGACTATGGTATTTCAGCGCAAAAGTTAAATAAGTTATTGCACAAAGCTAAATTACAACGAAAAGTAAACAAACAATGGGTTCTATACTCAGAACATATGGGCAAGAGTTATACAGAATCAGATACTATACCAATCGTTCGTTCTGATGGTAAAGAAGATACAGTTTTACAAACCAGATGGACTCAAAAAGGCAGATTGAAAATACATGAAATCATGACTGACTTCGGATATGAAGCTAATTTAGGAGGAGCGTAAATGACACCAGAACAAAAAGAAAAATTAAATGATATTGTATTAACACTTTATGCAGTTAAAGAAAATAAAAGTCAAACGTACACACACACAGATATTCTTACTGTGACGTATGCAGGAGAGATTGAACACACTTACGAAGTCGACAGAGAGCAACACCTTGAATCTATGATCGAGTGGGCTATTGACCAAATCGAACAACACTTTGATTTAGATGAAGAAGATGAACAACCCACAATCGAACAACCAAATTAAGGGGGAAAAATAATGCAAGCATTACAAGTTATCGAAAAAAACAATGAATTTTATGTAGATAGTCGCGAAGTAGCAGAAATGGTAGGAAAGCGTCATGCGCATTTAATACGAGATATTAGAAGACATATAAAAGATCTTTCAGAATCCAATATTGCATACGAAAAATATTTTATTAAAAGTTTTTACTTTGATAAATCGAATAGAAAAAGAGTGAAGTATATGTTGTCTAAACAAGGATTAATTTATTACGGCATAAGACAGCATGGAAATTCTGGAACAATTTTTACCGCTTTATTTGTATCCTATGTAAATGATGATCCAAGTAAAATAGATAATTTGCAAAAAGTATTTAACTTATTATTGCATTCGATAAACAATGCTTTTGGGGAGTTGTATTTTCAACGTATTTTTGACGAAAACTACCAAGAAATTATAAAAAACTCCGAAAAAATAGATAAAAAATACGATAAAAAGAATATCCCAGATAACTATTTATTAGTTAATGGAAAAGAAACACCAGTAGAGATGAAGTTAAATAATTTTGATTTGAAAGCTCTAAATCAATTAACGAGATATATGAAAACATACAATTGTGAACAAGGTATTGCAATAGCCGAAAAATTAACTGTCCTTTTACCTAGTAACATTAAATTTATTCCGTTAAAAGAAATAAAAAAATATGGCGATTAAATATGGTGTTGACATTAGCCAATTTGAAATTTAACCCACAATCGAACAACCAAATTAAGGAGGACAAAGAATGGAAGATTTATCAAATGAATACTTGGCAAAAATTGATGGAATGGCTCAAGAGGTTTTAGAACAAGTACTATCAGAAAGCAAAAATTATGGCGACGCTAAAAGAAGTTTGAATAACTTAAAGATTATGGCGAAATCACATTTTAAAAAAGAACAGTTATTAGTTATTTATGAGCAAGCCTCAAAAAAATTAGAAGAGAAAATAAACGCCACTTTAATTAAAAAGTGACGTAAAGGAGGAATAGCAATGTTTAAGATCTTAAATGATTTAAAAACTTCTTTAAAAAACCACCCTTGGGGTTGGAAAGAGCACTTACCTTATTTGCTGATTTTATCAATGTCACTGATTGCTCTGATTCTCGGAATTCTTTCAATGATTCTATCGTAACCGATTTTATGTAAGTGCCTTTGTTAGTTGTAACTATAATGCTTACATCCCATTCCCAAATCACAGGGTATTCTTCGAGTAAAAATGTACATTTAGTACTTTCATAAGGTCCCAAAGTGAAAGGTACGGTATAGTTTTGGTTTTCATACGGAATTATATTGAAAGTCTTTTGTTCGCCAACTTGGTTTTTAATGTCAAATTTCACATCAATTATAGAGATTGGGAACTTTGTGAAATTGACAAAAGTCAAATCGTTATAACTTGATTTATCTGACTCTAGGTAATGAAAGCTTCTGGTTGGTATTACGTCAATATCAAGAGTGTCTTTCATGTAATCTAAATAATATTTAAGAGCAGTCAGTATAAAACTGAAAACAGCTATACAAATTGCAATTATATCCAAATTTATCACCTTATCCATATGTATCACCTCCTTAGGTTGATAACAACATTATACACGAAAGGAGCATTCAAAAATGCAAGATTTACAACCAATCAAAAAAGCACTCTTAATAGTAACTACTGCAATAGTCACTAAAAAGGTGCTAGATAAAAGTAGACCGGAAGTTGTACATCAATTAAATATCAACAGTAAGGATTTAGAAATCAAAAAGTTAAAGATTAATAAAGCTATTCGTGAACTCGAAAAATCTCGAAAAACTATTGACGAATTGATTGATGATGGTATCTCGTTTGAAACTACTTTCTGACGATGTCGAGTTTGCATCTTGAGCATCTATCGTGCTTTTTTCTTAGTGGTAATTTTCATCCGTTTACCACAATTGGGGCAAGATGTCTCGATAGTGAGATGATCTTTAGCCATACTTCTCACCTCCTTTCATAAGGAGATAAGAAAAGTATAGCACAACAAATATTAATAGGAGGTGACCTTTATGGTTCAAACGATACAAGTAACCGTACCGATTCCTGAAGACCACATTATCATTTCTAAAGCTGAATATAAGGAACTTGTAGATAGTAGACCCGTCAATATGACATTGCAAGAAGTGGCGGATATGTTCCCTTGTAGCAAGCAGTGGTTTACAGAAAACGTGTTAGCAAACGACTATTTCCGTCGTAAGATAGCAAAATTCTCAACTTTTCCAAATGAGGATGGCAAGGGGCATTATAAGTTTGATCGTCGAGAAATGATGAAGTTTCTAGAAGAGTACAATACTCAAATTCACGAACATGTCAGATTTGAAAGGAGTAAAAAATGAAGTATTTAATGTTGACATTAACGGTGATAACAAGCGGATTTTTTATCCACTTGGTAACTGAAAATATTATCTACACAGCATTCTTCGGAATTTTATTAGGTTTAGCTGCTTACATGTTATTCCAAGAAAACGAAAAAAAGACTGAATGCTAGGTGCAGCTAGCAAACAGTCATGAGTCGGAATTTTTGCACAAGATTCCGATTCCATTCTACCAAAAATGGAGGAAAACGCAAATGTATTACGAAATTGGACAAGAATTTTCGAAAACAATAACAATAGATGGATTTAAGTTTTACATGTACGTGGCCAAGACAGAATTCGGCGTAGACGTAACAATTCAAGATCGTGACGATAATACTGTAAGTGAAATCACAATCTATGACATATCTGGTATGGAAAGTGCCATTGATATTTTAATGTATGAAACACGTGTATGGATTGCTGAAAATATTGATAACTATGACCGCATAATGAGTAGACTGTTGGGAGGGTTTCAATGAGTAAAGTAGTTACTTACTTTTATAAACACAAAGATTTAGACATTTATGTAACGAACCGTCCAACAGACGCTAACCCTAACATCAAGTACTCAACAGATAAACGTGATGCACGTAAATTCGATGGAATGGAAAATGTGCTAATCGATACAGCAACACATGATGTTTATAAACATACACACACTGAAACTGATGAAATTGAAAGGGTGGAATTATAGATGGTCGAACAACACGATATTTTTAATGAATTAGAAATACAAGACCTATCAAAACAAAATAAAGAAAAGTATTACAAATTTGTAGTGTATGGTCGTCCTGGTACTGGGAAGACAACATCACTTACTAGAGAAAACAACGCATTGGTACTCGATATAAACGAGGATGGAACTACAGTGGTTGAAAAAGGATTAGGCGTATCGATTCGAAATTTCAATCATTTAGCAAAAATAATTCAATCTTTACCAGACATTTTGACTCAAGCAAGAGCCAACGAACGACCTATTGACATTGTAGTGGTAGAAACTGTTCAAAAACTGCGTGATATTACATTAGACCAAGTGATGAAGGGTAAGACGCGTAAGCCTCAATTTACAGATTGGGGAGAGGTAGCGACAAGAATAATCAGCATGTACCGGTTTGTAAGTAAGTTACAACAGGAGTACAAATTTCACTTTGCTATTACAGGGCATGAAGGCAACAGTTCAGATAAAAGAGAAGATGGAACGTTGTTTAACCCTTCAGTAACTATTAAAGCGCAAGATTCAATCAGAGATGCTGTAATAAGCCAATCAGACGTACTGGCAAGAACTTATACAGAAACAGATCTCATAGATGGAGAAAGGTCTACTAGGTGGATATTTAGTGTTGAACCATCAGAAGATTACGAAACAAAAGTAAGACATTCGCCATCAGTAACGCTTAATAATAAAAAATTCGAAAACGCATCATTATCAATGTTAGTAGATGCAATCAGAAACGGAAACTAATAAAAATTAAAAGGACGGTAATCAATTATGAAATTCAATTTAAATTTACAAGGCGCTCAAGAGTTAGGTAATTACATTCAACCAGGATCATACAGTGTGAAAGTTAAAGGTTTTGAAAATAAAGAAAGTAAAAATGGACACCCGCAAATTGCAATTACTTTTACGCATAAAGAAGAAGGAGAATTCACTCATTATGCAAACGGCGATACTTCAAATGATTTTGCTAAAAATTGGTTGTATACATTTTTAAAAGCAGTTGGCATTCAAGATAATAATGGTCAATTCAGCTTCACTGACAAAGATATTATCGGAAAACCTATCAATATTGAATTAGAACGAAAGTACAACGAATATACAGATAAATGGAATACAGTATTAAAAAGATTTTGGAAGTTTGAAGGAACGCCAGTATACGAAAAAATTGGTATTAAAGAAAACGAAAAAAACGATTCAGATAATAAGGGTCAAGCACAAACAGGTAATGTATCCAACGCTGCAGTAACAAGTGATAATCCATTCGCAAATGCAAACGGATCAATTGATATTTCTGACGAAGATTTGCCCTTCTAGGTTGTGATTAAATGTCACAAATCGTTAAGTATCAAAAGAATCATAAAGGTACTTATACAGTGGTTGTTACTGATGTAGAGATACCTGAACAAGCTATCGAACTATTAGATTTAAACCAACCTATTGATGTTGATTGTACAGTGATAGATCCAAATTCTATCACTGGCAAACAGCGTCGTAAGATATTCGCTTTAGTCAAAGATATAGAAGAGCATACAGGGCAGCCTATGGATTACATGAGGCATATGTTCATCGAATATGTAAGAACTTACTACGGCTATGATGAACAGATTTCATTAAGCAACTGCACACGTACACAAGCTTCACAAATCATCGACATCATATTGGATTGGGTGTTTGAAAATGGAATACCCCTCAGCTACAAAACAAGTGAATTATTAAAAGGGGATAAATCAAAACTCTACTGGTCAACGGTCAACCGCAACTGTGTTATCTGCGGCAAACCTCATTCGGATTTAGCACATAGATATGCGGTAGGACGTGGGCGTGACAGAACAAAGATTAATCACTATGGCAATCAAGTATTATCATTATGCCGCGACCACCACACAGAACAACATAACATTGGAATGGATAGTTTTAACGACAAATATCACCTGCACGACAGTTGGGTCGATGTAGATGAGCGACTTAATAAAATGTTGAAAGGAGAACCAAAATGAAAAAAGAGGATTGTATCATTTATTTATCGTTAATTTTTTTAAATTTAATAGCGCTTGTTCTTTCGGTAATTTCTCTGATAGTTCAGTTGTAAAACGCGCATACTGGTAAATATCTCAAAGTTATATGAATTTAATAGAACTTTGAAAGGAGAGAAAGGGTTATGATTTTAGGCCAAAAGATAAAACAACACCGCCTTAATTTGGGTGAAACGATGACTGAATTTGGAAAACGCTTTAATGCCAAAAGTGGTGTTGTATCCAATTGGGAGAATGGTATACAAAAACCTAACAACAAAAGGATGAAAATTTTAGCTGATGAAATGGGAGTAACTGTATCAGAGCTATTAGGAAGTGATAACGATGATTGATCAACCAAGTTACTATTCAATTATTCCTGCAAGCGTAAGGTACGACAAAGATTTAAAACCTATGGAAATCATAATGTATGGTGAAATAACCGCACTGGCAAACAAATACGGCTATGCCTACGCTAGCAATAGTTACTTTGCAGAGCTGTATCAAGTCCACAAAAAAACAGTATCGAATTGGATTAACCATTTAAAAGAAAAAGGCTACATTCGTACTGTTGTTACAAGAAACGAAGATATGTCTGTGAAAGACAGAAAAATTTATATTATACCCCCCTATGAACAAAAAGATGGAGAGGGGTATCCACAAAAAGATTCCTACCCTATCCACAAAAAGACGGAAGAGAATAATACAAGGTTTAATAATACAAGTATTAATAGAGAAAGAGACGAGACATCTAAATTATTCCAATTAATTATTAAAGAATTAGGAATTATTCATAATCCTTTAAATGCAGAACTACTAGAACACGCCATAGCCCGTTTTGACGAAAATAAGGTAGATATAGTGGAAGTTGCTATTAATTACTGCAAAAAGAATAAAAAAGGTATCGGCTACCTTATAAGAATTTTAGAAGATTGGGGTGCAAAAGGTGTGCGTAATAAAGAAGATGCCACAAAGAAAGTCACACCCCAAAAAGTTAGTAAGTCAAATGACTTTTTAACCCAAAAAAGACAAGAGTTATTCGGAGGTTGATTCTATGCCTATGACAGAGCAAGAGGCTTTTCAGCTTATCTCATTAGTGAGTGACACCTACAATATAGAATTCCACGAATCTAAATATAAGGCGTGGGTGTCTATTCTCACTAAAGATGGCGATTATAAATCCTCTGAAAAGAAATTAAGAAATTACATCAAACAAAGTAAATATAAACCAACCATAGCTGACGTATTAGCAACCAAACCTAAAGTGTTTGAAATGGAAGAAAAACCAATAGAAGAAACCCACCAGTATAAATTAGAAAACGACCCTGAATACGCTAGAAAATGGCAAGAAGTAAAGCGTAAAGGGCAAGCATTTATTAAGGAGCTACGAAGCAATGATTGATCGCTTGAGTACAGAAGAAGCGATACTTTGCAACTTGATGAAACACCCTGATTTGTATAGCAAATTCAAATTAAAATCTGAAATGTTTGAAGATGATGATGTAAAAGCGATTATCGGTTACATCAGAGAAGTTGGACATATCAATGCAAACGAAATTTATTTCAAGTGTAGAGATGACAAAGACTTTGTTAACATTAAAAGATTTAATCAAATTGCTAAGTCTGACGGTACAGACCCAATATTCTTTATGCAAGATCAAATAAATTTACTTAACGACTATGTAGCTAGAAAAGCTATAGAAAAAGTTGATGACTTCACAGCAAAACCTGATAAGGCGAGCATGTTGCAACTGTTAGAGGAGTTAGGAGAATTAAAAGGTTTAAATATCGAAAAGAGTAATAAGACAGACGAATTCTTAGCTAAAGTTATGGAATCCGTATTGAGTGAAAAGCCGAAAGAGATTATTAAGACAGGTTACGGATTACTTGATTACAAAATACACGGCTTTGAAAAAGGGCAACTAAATGTAATAGCAGCACGTCCATCAATGGGTAAGACTGGATTCGCGTTAAACACGATGTGGAATATTGCGAAAGCTGGATATGAAGTTTCATTCTTTAGTCTTGAAACCACTGGAGATTTAGTTATCGAAAGAATGGTCGCGATGATTGAGGGTGTACCTTTGAGTCATATTAAGCGACCAAATGAGTTAAGTCCTGAATCGACAAATAAAGTAATGGACGGACTAAATAAAATCAAACAAGCAAACATTAATATTTTTGATGAAAGTTCGTTAACACCAGCTCGGATTAGAGAACAAGCGTCAAAGCAATCAGACAAACCACAAGTGATATTTATTGACTATTTACAGCTTATGCAATCAGATACACCGACGAATGATAGACGGGTTGATGTAGAAAAGATAAGTCGTGACCTTAAAATCATCGCAAACGAAACAGGGAGCGTCATAGTGCTGCTTTCTCAACTAAATAGGGGTGTAGAGTCTAGAAATGACAAACGCCCTATGATGAGTGATTTGAAAGAATCTGGAGGCATTGAGGCAGACGCAAGTATGATATTCATGTTGTACCGAGATGATTACTATAACCGTGATGATCATCAAGATAACGATAAATCAGATTTAGAAGTGAACATCGCTAAAAACAAAGACGGGGAAACTGGTGTCGTTAATTTTGAATATTACAAATCTACGCAAAGGTTCTTCACATGAGCATCTTAGAATTTCAAGAGTTGTTGAGGTTGTTATACACAGAAGATTACCAAAAAGATAATTTTATGAGGCTTAAAATGTTGCAGTTGGGTTGGGCGGTAGAAAGGTTACTAGAACGCAATGAGTTGTCGCTTTTTGATGACTATGACGAAAAATCAAAGTTGATATATAAAGAGACAGATATGGAGCAAAGGAGCAGACATGACAGAAACTAGAATCGAAATATTTTACTTAGAAAATGATAGAAATCTTGGTAATCCGAAAGGGTCATCACGGCCTAGATTTAGTGGTGGTGGTCATACTTATATGCCTGCACCATATGTGAAGCATAAAAAGTTTGTAGCTGATCAACTACCACATTTGATGATAGATAAGCCAATAAGACTAACGGTTGAATTTTACTTCAAACCTAGTAAGTCGTGGCCGAAGTATAAGAAAGAAGCGTGTATCGGAAATCCTCACACTATAAAGCCTGATATTGATAATTTACTTAAAACGATATTAGATGCAGGTAACAACTTATTATGGGTGGACGACACACTGATTTATGAAATCAGAACATTCAAAAAATACGCAGAGACCGCACGAACAGTATTAACAATTATTGAGGGGGATTAATATGCGTACAGTATTAGCATTAAGAAGAAGTGGAGACAGACCAACACAATCGTCTGTAGATAAATTTCAGAATTCAAAAATGGAACAAGCCTACAGAAACTACAAAGCAGAAAGAGAAGCTAAACCATGGTTAACTACGGTACCTCAATCAAAACCTTTATCTAAGTATGGGAAATACCTATCAGATAATATAAAAATCGGCGCATACAAAGTTGATTGTTATGGGCGACAACAATTGATTTAAAAGGGAGGAATTTAAATGGGAGTAGCTAAATACGAATATGTTGTTTATAAAGGTGAAGAAGTCGTAGCATCGGGTACAATGCGTGAAGTTATGAAGCAACTAAATATATCGATAGGCACTTTCAGTACATTGTTGGCTACTAAAACACTTGAGAGAGAAGCTGAAAATTACAGAAAAGGTAAGAGAAATGGTCAAATGGTTGCAATTAAAGTTGATATAGCTGAAATAGAGAGAGAATCGGGAGTGATCTAAATGAAACTAAAAATTCGTGATTTAAACATTGACGATAAAGTTTCGTTTTATGTGGATGAACAACGATATGAAGGTGTTGTTACAGAATTAATATATAACTTCAAAGGCAAAGAAATGGCACAGGTAGAGCTGGACAATGCATGGTATTACAACATTAAAGATGATGACGATTGGGAGGTTATTTATGACTAATAAAGATGTGGTTAATCAACCACCACACTACACATACGGCAACATTGAAGTGATTGATTATATCGAGCAGGTCACTAAAGACTACCCTGCAGAAATGGCGTTTGCGATAGGCAATGCAATTAAATATATCAGTAGAGCGCAACACAAAAATGGTAAGGAAGATTTGGCGAAAGCTCGTTGGTATCTACAAAGAGCGTTTGATAATTGGGAGGATAAGCGATGAAACAAGTTTATTTAGGCGGTGGCATGTTAGATCTAGGTGACCAAATGCGACGCGAATATGAAAAAGCAGAATTGACTAAATTAGGTTACAAAGTTTATGCGCCACAAGATGATAAAGATATTAATGATAAAGATAATGCAAATCAAGACAATTTAGCAGAACGAATTGTGGATAACGACACGCTAGGTATGACGACAAGTCAAATACTAATATTCGATTACCTACCACACAATCAAGGCACGATTTGCGAAATGGGATTTGTACAGTATATGCTTAAAGATTTATCAAGATTAAGTACGTCTATTTATGCAATGCCTAAAGTATATGTTCAATGTACAGATGTTAGACAAGGTACAGGTCATATATCTAAAGAACAGAATAGACAAGAGTTTTCAATTAATCAATATGTGTATGGCGTGATTTTAGAAATCACTGAAGGACGAGGTGTTCAGACGTTCGAGGAGATATTGGAGGACTTAAAACGTGAATAGTTTCCACTTATACAATGCAGCCGAAGAAAAAGTAATGATCGTACGGGAAACCGATGGAGGTTATAAAATGCGTGGTTTTCCACAATCACACTTCAGTCACATTGATGACTTCTTTACTTACGCAGAATTTAACGAATACAAGGCGATACACAATCTAATGTACGCAGAGGAGTTAGGCAGTCAGATTAGCATATTTGATATGTAGGGGAAGGAGATGATGGAATGAGTGATTTTATTACATTAGAAAAAACTGATTGGTACAAAAAGTTAATTCAAGAATGTGACTCGTACAAACAAGAACGTGACACACTCATCGAAGACATCGCAAAGTTACGTGCAGAACGGGACGAGTATAAACAGAAAATTATTTTTATTTCTAACCAATATTCTACTGAAATTGAACAAGCATTGAATAACAAAGACTTAAATGAAAGTTTGTTCTTGCTAGAAAAATTAAAAATGGATTTAGATGAGGTGTTTAAGAATGACACTAGATAAACAATTATACATCTTTAAAGCACGTGTATTACGTGTGATTGACGGTGACACTTTGGAGATGCGCATTGATCTTGGCTTCCGCACACATACGGTACGCAAGGTTAGATTGCTGGGGGTAGATACGCCTGAACGTGGCGAGTCTGGTTATAACGAAGCAAAAGCATTCACGACTGGCACTGTGCTAGGTAAGGATGTGTACGTGCAGACGTATCAGGCTGATGCTTTTGGTAGATACCTAGCTGATGTGTGGTATCAAGAAGGCGACAACGAATTTAGATTGAGTCATGAATTAACTGTACGTGGGTTAGTTAAGGAAGGCAGTAAATGGAATGAGGAGGACAAGTAAATGAGTATTAGTGTAGGAGATAAAGTATATAACCATGAAACAAACGAAAGTCTAGAAATTGTGCAATTGGTAGGAGATATTAGGGATACACATTATAAACTGTCTGATGATTCAGTTATTAGCATTATAGATTTTATTACTAAACCAATTTATCTAATCAAGGAGGACGAGTAAATGACTGCATGGACGCTTATATTTACTTTTGTTGTTTGTGTATTAATGGAACATTTTTTTCACCGTCGATTCAACAATAGACATATAGACAGATTGTGTACCTTTGTTTTTATGGCAATTGTTGGTGTACTAATCATTTATGCAGCTAGATTTGATGGTTTGCAAGGCTTGGCTTTTGTCGCAGCAATTTTAATTGCAAATGCAATATACGAAATTAGAAAACTTAATCTCACTAAGGAGGATAAATAGATGGATAAATTAATCAAACAAGTAGAACAGTGGAGCATTGATAAAGGATTACACAATGGAAACCCTGACAGACAAGCGCTAAAAGTGTGGGAGGAATCGGGAGAAATTGCAAAAGCTATGTCACGTAACCGTATAGAGGAATTAAAAGACGGTATAGGTGACACAGTAGTTACATTAATAATTTTGGCACAACAACACGGCTGGACATTAGAGGAGTGTTTACAATATGCGTATGACGAGATTAAAGACAGAACAGGCGAAACAAGAAACGGAACATTCATCAAAT